TCCTTGGTTAAAAATTTATTTGCCCACACCATAACTTAAGTACGGTATCAGCTATTAAACATGTATCACTAAAATTTGGTCTTCTTAAATACCACCTACGATATGCGCGCCAAGATTGGATCTTTTTATTATTCTTTGGGGATTTGATCATGCTAACCCCATACAATGCCTTTGCCTTCGCATGACCGACACCATATAAAATGACGACCATCTGTCACCATAACTTTATCTTTGAATCTTGCTATTTCTTCCATTGATTCAAGTTGAATCGCGCCACTGAAATCACAAGCAGGGCATTTATGTGGAGATAATTTATCTTTACGCAATACCGATGCGCAAACATCTAATCTTCTCTCTAATTCTAATAACCTTTTCTCAAACCCATCATAAGCAGACTTAGCAATTAATCCTATTTGTTCTGCATTATAGATTCGTGGGATTTCTTTCTTTAATATCTCTTCTAAATTTCGAAGATCAGCTATGATGCCTTGATAGTTCTCTTCAATAATTCCTACTTCTTTTGATAGATCCTCTATTATGTTTGAAACGACACTATCTAATTCATTGATTCTCTTACTAAGATTATCATCAGACTTATAAGTCATTTCCCAGTTCTGCTTAACTGTGGATTTTAGACTTTCTATTTCATTAATAGTATTGAAATAATCTCCATTAGTTTCTGGAACATGACATCCGCTCATTTCTTTTTCTTCTCTGCTTGTTTCTTTACTGAAAATGCAATTGCAACCGCTTGCTTAACAGGCTTTTTTCCTTCTTTTACTTCTTTCTTAACATTCTCTTTAAATGCTTTCTTACTCGCTGATTTCTTTAATGGCATAAATATCCCTTATGGTAATACAGTTAAAGTGCATGAGCCTGAAGCACTGAATACGGGTTTGTACCATTGCGTACCATTAGAACCAACCGCAGCAATTAAGTCTGTAGCCAATACACTGAAACCTTGTTGCTGAATATAATTGTCAAGATAACCAGCAGTCGCGATAGTCGCTAATGTATTCGCTGGATCATACAAATGACCAATGCGCGGAACAACTGTATTGTTTTGACCTGGGAAATTGATTGTGAATGTTTGAATAGACATATCTTGCTCCTTAGATTGATTATTTAATTCCGTCATTCTTTCTGATAATAATTCCAGAGAGCGTTTTATCGGTTTTGATAATAAATTCTCTTGGAATTCCTTTATAACAGTAATAAGCATTATCTTCCAACAGCCCTATAAAATAATTCTTCATTGCGCAACTCTTGTGGTTTCTCTATTCCAGTATGATCTAGCAAGATACCTGGAACTTGGCGTTTGATATCATTATCGTTTGCTAATACTTTGGCTTTGTTTTCTTCAGGTGTCATATTCATAAAACATAAATCCTTTTCATATAAGTAAAGACATGAATTTACACTTGCCTCAATTACAGATAATAATTTTTCTTCATTATCAGGAAATACCGAAGCACAATTATATATACCATCTTCGCAACCTTCTAAATATTCATGATCTGTACATGTATATAAGAAAACAACTATTGCCGGAGCATATCCCTTTATATTTATATGTTTTTTAATCTCAATGCGCATTAGTTACTCTACATGTTTAATTCTTCAGGGGTCATATTAATAATCCTCATCCAATGATTTACCGATCTCAATACCAACCTTGACTCCATCAATAAAAGCTTTTCTATAATGATCAAAACAATCTTTATTGTATTCAAATCTAAGATGCTTAACATGATTAATCATCATTGCATCAATCTGTGTGCGCATGAATTCTGTTAATCCTTCGGTCTGCGCTCTCTTTTGTTCGCCATTATCTTCTTGATTTATTACAGCCATTAATTAGACCACCTCATCACAGGATTAAACATATCGACACGCTCCACTGGTGCTTTGCTCTGCATAATCGTAACTGATGCAAACTTCATTGCCCCATATTGTAAACCATCATGAGGATGTGAGTATTTATTTTTATTAGGTTTATCTTGAAATCTATCTTCATTCGCAATATTAACTCGCTTGAAATGATATCCATTGATAAAACCTTTTCGCAATACTGGACACCCTTTCTTAGATAGCCTAAAGCCTGGCCTACCATCTATCATAATATTGAGAAAGAATCTCACCGATGCAATGCGTACTAACGGATCATTTGTACTAGCTGCATTAGTCTTAATCCCCAAAGATGTCAATTCACCAATACAAGATAGCTCTTCAAGTATTGTATCTGAATTAGCACCCGATGGATCGGCCTCTGATTCTCCTATCTTGCAATAGGGGAAATCCCTAGCCAATCCAGGGATAACGATATTCTCTGCAAATGTTCTGATACCCATATCTTCAGCCAGATATTCTTTCAATACGTGCATAGCACCGCGTGGTGTTATCTGAAACACAATGCAAGCCGGTGTCAAACCAAAATCCCAGCCCAAATGTATAGGATCACCCTGTATAGCCATGATTTCATCGACACTATGGAAATCATCATTATATTCAGGATAAACTCGCTTCCCAGATTCAACCAGCCCATAGCGACCCATGCAGTATACATTGATAAATCCTTGCGTCTGGCCTTCAGCCAGCTTCATATAATAGTCATGAGATAGATTAGCTGCATTATCACAATCAGGGTTAGGAGCATAGCCACCGCTAATAGGTTCTAGCAATCCAGGTGGCTGATGAAATACTTTATAGCTATCTAATGCCTGTTTCTCAAAATCATTATATATATAATGGTCTTCATCGGGTGGGTTAGTATCAGCAATAATGCCCGTCCAATATGGTTCTGGACAGAATTGCTTGCTAGGATATCGACCATTGATCCGGCCTTTCATGTGTGACAAAACATCTTGCGGTAATTCTGATACTTCGTTGAGATATACACCTGTTAACTCTAACGATTTAATCTTTCTAACATCATCCGGTCTATCAAGTGCTATGAATATTATTTCTAACTCAACAACACCAATCTCATCACCAGCGTTGAATGTATGTTCATATGTTAGTAGGGGCTTTTGTCTTTTTCGGATGTCGCCCAATTCACCGAACCAGGCGAGCCAGCTTTGGAGTGTGGTTGAATAAAGCTCGCCAGATGTGTTTCTGACGAATGCCCATCTTGCTCGTCTTCGTCCGTTGAACCACTTAGGCATAGCACAGGTTCGTCTAACAACTTCGTTAAGACATAGAGTTGTCTTGCCTGAACCATAAGGGCCAATAACAAGACGAACAAAACTATTATCATTATGAAAGAACTCACCCGTTGGTGTCGGGATATAGAGTCTATTTTTCTCGCTAGCATAAATAATTGTTCCTGTATCATTAAAAGAGATGTGTTGGAATTCTCGCATCGTTCTTTGCGTTTCTATTGCAGATAATCTATTCAAGCATCTCTGCATTGTTATTCTCGATTAGGTCTAGGATATCGGTCATCATTAGTATGTTGCGGTTCACGCAATGATTCTTTCGTTGTAAATCGTAATCCGCAACGCAAGCATTCACGCCTACGGCGAATAGTTTCATCATCATCATGACGAGTGTAGACAACTTGGCTATCAGGATATTTGCAGCCAGTGCATTGCATTATTTACCATCCAATACCTGTTTCATGACTTTCGCATGATCGACTATTTTAGCGGCGCTATTTGTTGGATGTGGGACTTTCGTTGACCCATAGAATATAGGTGATCTTGGTTCGGGGTTCTCACCATTGGGTAATCCCCAAAACGGTGCGTCATAGCTGTCATTCTTTATCATGTTGAAATCCTTTTATTTACGCACGCCTCTCAATGTCTTCATCCCTTTCACTGCTTTCATCTTCTTATTTTCAGGCTTCACCATTTCTCTCTTTTCAGACTTCTTTTTCATTTCCTTTTTCTTCATCGCTAGCTCCCTCTAATAGTTTAAGTCGTTTTTCAAACTCGACAACGGCCGCATTAGGTGAAAATTGCTTCCACCAACGGCGTTCGAGTATCCATGCATCAGCTTGCCAGCGTTCGGGTTTTTCTTTGATTGTATCGAGGTGAGAGCGCATACGAGTCATCTCAATATGCTTTAGATCCTCAGAAAATGTACGGAAATCGCTCTGTATTCCTTCCTTCTTATCCTTCTTGCCTTGGCGTATCCAAGCATAAAGCGTTTCTTCGCAAATACCATTGCCTTCAGCTGCGAATTCATAGGGTACAGCTGCACCAATAGCATCTAGAATAGCTTTGCGTCTTTCGGGGGTAAATAGAGAGGGTCGGCCTGCTTCACTCATTTCCTGCAATTCCTTTGCAATAATTGAAGATATTTTGATCTTAAATATAGAGTTTGTAAAGCGTCATAAATATATTTGATTATTATGTAATAAATAGTTGACATAGTGATACTATAATATCATAATGCATTACATAGAGTGATTAACAACAATTAAGACGAGAGGTTAAAAA